CACTTCCACTAATAACAATATCATTATCTCTTTCAACCAACTCTACCCTATCACCGGATTTTAAACTAGATCTATCAATTTTGTCCGATAAGATATAATTCGATTGATCATTAATTATTCCATATCTTGTTGAAGTATTATAAATCCATGAATTGGCAAAGATTTCTTTATATGTTTTATTGTTTGAATTTTTAACTTCATCACCTATAAATTTAATAGATAAGATATCACCTTCAGAAGTATTAATCTCTTCAGAAGATGGTGTAAAATCAGATAATACACCTAAAATCCTAAACTCGACTTTCTTTGTATTATCATTATTTTCATAACCATAATAAGTTTCATCATTTATAATTAAAGAATTTTTTGAAATATTTTCTGTCAGTCCAGAGCACCCCAAAAACTGATTTACTGTTTTACTTGTGTATGTGAAAGTATTATTTCCTACAATCAATGTTCCACTCTCAGGGAATCCAATTGTAGAATCTACTGTTATTACAGAAGAATTAATAGATGCTTCTAAGATTGATTTGGTATTTGGAGTTATGACAAAATTCCCTTGAATTGCAGAAAACTCACTATTCCCAACATACAGAGATATTTTATAATATTCCTTATTTTTTCTGAAAAAAGGTTCTACAGAAGAAACGGAAGCATTTGTTAGAGGATCATTAGATTTAAATATTGTTTGTCCCAATAAGTTATTTACGTTTTCACCAGATATTTTTTCAGCAATGATTACTTCCTCTTTTACATATTCTGCAAAAGAAGGTTTTATTAAGTAATTTTCTAAATTTATAACTTTTGGATTTTCATTATAAAGAGCATTAAATAAAACTCTAAAAGATTCATCAGTGCCCTTTGCCCTATAAAAAGAATTTATTTCCTTCAAAAAATTACCAACATTTAATTCCGAAGTAAATTCAGTTTGTTCTAATCCAGGAGATATAGTATACTTTAATTTTTTATAAAACTCCTGCAGAAATAAAGAACTCAAATTCTTTACTTCAGACCCCAAATTGTGTTCTGCAGTAGAACTAGTTGAAAATATTAATTCTTCTCTATTTAAGTCTTGTTCATACGCAGTAATTCCACTAAAACCACGAATACATCCAGTAAAAGTATTTCCTACAATGTTGGTATAAGTAATTATTTCGTCATCAATTTTTAAGAGACCATATTTTTGAGGATATCCTTTTGTACTAAAAACTTCTATTTCACTATCATCGATTGCTACTGCAGAAGTTAATGTAGTAAATCCGACAACAACATCTGATGTAAGATTATCAACCTTCAAATATTGGTCTAAATTATCAACAATATCGACTGGTCCGCCCTGATATTCTTGAGATATGTAATATTGTTTTAAAAATTCAGAAACCTTTGGATTTTCTTCCAATATAAAACTTGGAAGATGACTTTCAATAATCTGCTGAACCTTTACCCTAGATTCAAAACCAGTCTGTATCATATTAGTTTCTTGTTAAATTCCCGTTTGAGTAACTTGATGTATAATAATCTCTAGTAAACACATTTCCAGTTATTTCATCACCAGAAGCAATTACATCTCTAACCATATTTATCTTACTTTTTGGAATATCAAATGAAAGATATAAATCTTTTAAACCAATAACATCGTTAGATTCTGGGAAAGCTTGAATCTCTATAATTCCATTTTCTCTTTCGGTTGATGTTATATTAACTGTTCCTAATATAATCTCACCTTTAACATAATCTACTGATCCAACATTCTTTCCAACAACAGTTCCGTCTTCCTTTACGATTGAAATAACACCAGTTTTTGCAGTAATATTACTAGGTCTATTCAAAAATACTTGTTGAGCCTCAGTCGCACTATTTACATTGGACCCACGAGAAATTACATTAGGCGTATCTGTAAAATACACAGTAGAAGATTCGCCAGAAACCTTAAATCCAGTAGATTTTATGTTGTATCCTTGTGGTTTTATATGAAATTGATTTCCAAAACATAATTCATATTGTGCAAATTGATTTAGAGATGCTACTAAGTCTCTCCTAATTCTAACTTTAGTAATATTGGATGTAATCGAAGTATCCGTATTATCAATTAATTGGAGAACTTTACTGTATTTAAATCTTCCGCCAAATTTATTAAGATCTAAAGATTTTGAATATGTGGTTAAGTTGTTTATTACTCTAGTTTTTAAAGATTCTGCACTCGAAATTTGAGAATTGTTATAATAAACGGCAGAATCAATCTCTACATAAAGAATCTTAAGATCAGTGATTTTTGTATTAATACCAGAAACAGTATACTGTTTTAACTGATTTAAAATTTGTGCCTTGTTGAAGTCAGAAACAAATGTCCCATTCTTTGGTTTAATACTTAAAATAACATTTCCAAATTGTGGTGGATCCAACTCTTCACCACCAACAACGGAGACAGACTCTGTATCCGGATATATTCTTTTTACAATAGCCTCATAATCTCTAGATGTAACTGCTCTGTTCTGTGCAGAATAAATTTTTGGAGCATAATATTTTATAGAATCAACACTTTCAATACTAGAACCATTTTGTGATGCTTGATTTGTGGTTACTGTTACTGTTCCTGGGGAAATTATTTCTCCTTCAGAATCTACAATAGATCCAGAGAATGCAAATGTACTCGCACCATTCCCATCTTTTCCATCGGTTACAATATAATTTGCAGTAATAACAGTTCCATCATCACCATACTCATCCCCCAACTTCTTACCAAATATGCCGTCTCCAAACTTTAACTCATATTTTTCATCTTGTATTTCTTGGAGAAGGTAAATTCTAGAGGATGATGTTGTTTCTAAAATATTATCAAGTTGTTTATACTCTACTCCCAAAATATCTCCTTCCACATTCTCTCCATCCTTTCTCACATAAACAGATAAAGTAGAAGTGTCAATAAAAGAATTGTTTAAAACAAATCTTTGATCCAGAGATCCATCATAAATGAATTTTTTTGTTAGATATGTTCCTTGGTATATTTCTATCTCATTGAATGATGCTACTCCATTTTCCACAGGTGCGGTTATATCCTGTGGAATTGAAAAAGTATACGTATCATCATTTGCGTTTCCTACGCACACTAGACCCCTCTTCAAGGTGACTGTGGGAGTAACTACACTAGTAGATACCTGAAAGGAAATAATTGCCTTTGCTGCCGTTCTAGAACGTGGTATGTATCCAATGTTTCTTGCTAGAGAAACGACGTTTTCACGAAGTGTTGCCGAATCCAAGAAGGATTCGTTAACAATCATATTGCTATTAAATGCCGTAATATAAGTATTATATGCTAACGTATCGATTAAAACCGAAAAGTTAGATCCCTCAAAATCAAAGTCACTAAATGTGCTGTTTGCACGAAGATAGTCTTTGATTGAGGTTTTTATCTGATCAAAATCTAGATTTGTAAACTTAGTAAAAGGCATATTATCTTGCTGCCTCTAATAGGAATGAGTATTCTTGTGTCGGAAACTCTTGACCAATAATATCAAATATTACAGTGACCTCAAATTCGTTTAAATCTGGTCGAGGATCAACAAGAATCTGAACATTTTCAATTCTTGGTTCAAAATTATCAAGTGTAATCTCAATTTGTTGTTGAATTACGGATGCAGTACCAAAATCAACAAACTCAAAAAGACTTGAACGAACTTCAGAACCAAGAAGAGAATTAAAAAATCTTTCAGTTGGTATCGTTTCAACCAAATTTCTTACAGATCTTCTAATTGCACTCTCATTTTTGAGAATTGGTAAGTCCTTTGTCACTGGATGTGGTTCAAAGGACAAACTAATATCTTTAAATGATCTCGATATCCTTTGAACCGCCATTTTGGTTAGAGTTTTCTGAACTTATTTATACCTCAGTTCCATAAGAAGGTTCGGTTCCGTACTCCCAATCATCATAATCATCATCATTGCGAATTTTTTCGTGCAGTTCGGTTTGTTTTTTAAGATCATGACGTGGTGCAAGGTCGTGCATCACCTCTGTAAGCACTCTTTTTGGTTTTTGTTGCAGTGAACCATAGTCTGAGGCAAGTTTTGTGGTTCCCCACATCTCCCTCATATATTCTTTATTTCTATCCACAGGTGAATTTCCCATTTTTAGCTCCTGATTCGTTAAAATCAGAACTTTTAGAGGGGTTGCTATCCCTTATCGGTATTTATTT